CATTGACTACAAAACTAATAAGGAAATAAAGAAGGAGTCATATGTAAACTGGGAGGGTATATCTGATAAGATGGCTCATCCAGTAAATAACTTAGATGACTGTAACTTTTATCATTATGCTTTACAGCTCAGCATTTATATGTATATTATATTGAAGCATAATCCTAAACTAAGACCAGGAAGTATATTTATACACCATATAACATTTGAAGTAGAGAAAGAAGATCAGTGGGGATATCCTGTTGCCAAACTAGATGATAATGGAGATCCGGTGGTAAAAGAAGTGATTCCAATGGAAATACCTTATTTAGTAGATGAAGTGCATGCTATTATTCACTATCTTCATGATAACAAAGCCAAAATTAAAAAGAAATAACAATGCTGATTAAACTATTTGATGTACAGAATAAAACAGTTGTTCCTACTGAACATTGTTATACACTGAAGTCTCTTAAAGATATAATGGATGATTATCCAGATGACTATCTTAAAATATATCAGTATCTATTTTATATGACATGTCCGGATCCAGATATGAATCCATTCTTTCATACACCGCATATAGAGAAAGAATCATTAATCATGCGGGAGATAGAAGCAGAATTCTCTACAGAAGATACTGAGATATACAATGCATTAAGATTCTGTGAGAAATTATATGAAACTCCTACCTCACGCGCATACGGGGGTATGCAGAAAGCACTAGATAGAATATCAAACTATCTAGCTACTGCACAGATTACTGATGGTAAAGATGGTAATATAGCTCAGATAAGAGCATTAGCAAAAGACTTTGATGGTATTAGACAATCCTTTAAAGGAGTCTACAAAGATCTACAGGATGAACAGTCTAGTAAAGTGCGCGGAGGCATTGGGCTTTCGTATGACTCTTAACTAATTATTAATCAAATACTTATGAACTATAAAAACATATATCAAAAGCTAATAACTAAAACAAAATTAGAAGATAGAAAAAAATCTGATACTGTTTACTATGAAGCTCATCATATAAAACCAAAATCTTTTGGGGGAGAAGGTGACTGTAGAAATATTAATCATCCTAATATTGTATTATTAACTCCAAAAGAACATTACATAGCTCATTTACTTCTTGTTAATATATATCCTAATTCTCCAGCAATGCATAAAGCACTATGGAATATGTGTAATGTAAAAAAAAATGTAAGATATAAACCTTCAGCTAAAACTTATTGTGCAATTAGAAAAGAATACATTAAAAATACTATAGGTTCTAATAATCATTTTTTTGGTAAAACTCATTCAGATGAAAGTAAGTTAAAAATTAGTATTAAAGCAAAAGGAAGACAGACTTTTTTAGGAAAAACTCATTCAAAAAAATCTAAGTTAAAAATTAAAGAGTCTAAATTAGGTAAAGCAATATCAGAAGAAACTAAAAATAAAATAAAATTTAGTATGTCGGGTGGTAATCATTATAATGCTAAAACAGTTATATGTACTAAATCAAACTTAACTTTTGGTTCAGGTAAAGAATTATCAGAACATTTAAATAAACCATTTAGTACTATTAGAGCTTACTTAAACGGTAGAAATAAAGTTCCTAATTGGTTTCATTATAAAAGAATTGAACCATGAGTGAGCTTTATCAAGATATTCCTTGTTGGGATAATGGTACATGGACAACAGTATCATATGATTCTAGAGATGAATTTTCTAGAGCTATAGCAGATATATTTGCTGAACCTGGAAAGTATGATTTTGATGATACAAGTTTTCTTTTTAATGAGCAAGCTACAGTATTTAGAACACAGAATGTATATTGTACTGCTCCATTCAAATCCAAAGATTTTATAGCATACTGGGATGATCAAAAAGCTAAATGCCGGAAAGGAGTATTTTATATTAAGGATAATAAGAAATGGTATTTGACCCGGGATTATTACATGTGGTTAAACTTCTTACCAATCTTTGATAAAGAACAACAGAAATTTGACTTTGCTAAAATCCGAGATGCTCAGTATCATATGGCATTATATGAATTACTTGCAGAACTAAACTATAAACATGTAGCTATTCTAAAGAAAAGACAGATAGCATCCTCATATTTTCATATTTCTAAGTTATTAAATCAACTATGGTTTGAAGCTGGGGTAACATTAAAAATGGGAGCCAGTCTTAAAGATTATATCAATGAAAAAGGTTCTTGGAAATTCTTATCGGAATATGCTGCCTTCCTAAATGAGCATACTGCATGGTACCGTCCAATGTCTCCAGACAAGGTCTTAATGTGGCAGCAAAAGATTGAAGTAAGAAAAGGGGACAGAAAAACAGAAGTGGGTCTAAAGGGTACTATGCAAGGTATGTCTTTTGAGAAAGATCCTACAAATGGTGTAGGGGGACCAGTTAAATACTTCTTTCATGAAGAGGCCGGGATTGCTCCTAAGATGGATCAGACATATGAGTACATGAGACCAGCAATGAGATCTGGTTTAATTACTACAGGGATGTTTATTGCAGCAGGATCCGTGGGTGATTTGTCTCAATGTGATCCACTAAGAAAAATGATTCTTAAACCATTAGATAGTGATATATATGCTGTCACTACTAATCTTATTGATAATAAAGGTACTGTAGGTTTATCAGGTTTATTTATTCCTGAGCAATGGTCTATGCCACCATATATAGATCAATATGGTAATTCACTTGTGACAGAAGCATTAGAAGCCTTAGATAAACAATTTGATATTTGGAAAAAAGAACTTGATCCTGAAACATATCAGTTAAGGATTTCTCAGCATCCTAGAAATATAGAAGAAGCATTTGCTCATAGAACTGTATCTGTATTCCCGTCACATCTTGTAGCAGCACAAGAAAGAAGAATAGAAGATAAAGAATATGCCTATGAATTCCTAGATATCATGACTGATGAAAATGGAAAAGCTGCAGTTAAAGCTTCAAATAAAAGACCTATTATGGAATTTCCAGTTACTAAGAGTACAGAAGATAAAACTGGTGTACTTGTAGTATGGGAAAGACCAATACCAAATCCAGAATTTGCAGTACACTACTATGCATCTATTGACCCCGTGTCTGAAGGAAAAACAACTACCTCAGAATCATTATGTTCTATATATATAATGAAAGCCCCAATTGAGGTTACTAAAGTAACTGGTACAGAAACAGAAACATACATAGAACCAGATAAGATTGTAGCAGCATGGTGTGGTAGATTTGATGATATTAATAAAACACACCAGAGACTAGAGTTAATTATAGAATGGTATAATGCCTGGACAGTAATAGAGAATAACATATCACTATTTATCCAGTATATGATATCAAGAAAGAAACAAAGATACTTAGTTCCTAAGAGTCAGATATTATTCTTAAAAGACTTAGGAGCTAATGCTAATGTATTCCAAGAATATGGCTGGAAGAACACTGGTACTTTATTTAAAGCTCACCTTCTTAGTTATGCCATAGAATATACTAAAGAAGAACTAGATGTTGAGACTAAAACAGACGGTACTATAGTTAGAACCAAATACGGTATTGAAAGAATTCCTGATCCTATGTTACTCAAAGAAATGAGAGCATATGCAGATGGAGTCAATGTGGATAGGTTAGTTTCATTCTGTGCACTTGTTGCATTTATGAGAATACAGCAATCAAATAGAGGATATGCAAGAAGAACAATCATGGATGATGCAGCCAAAAACTTGCAAAAGTCAGAAAATTTGTTTAAATTAAATAAGAACCCTTTTCGTCATATTGGAAAAGGTCAACTTGCAAATGGTCAATCTTTTAAGAAGTCTCCATTTAAAAACTTAAAGTAAAGTACTATGCAAATAATAAATGCTCTACAAGCAAAACAAGGTGCCAAATCTACACAAAATAGAATTGGTAGTATAACTCAACCTTTACAATTTCTTCCAAAGAAGGAAAAAGACCAACAATGGGCAGCTTGGAATCTTGACTGGTTAGAATGGCAAGGTCTAAAACAACTTAGAAGAAATGCCCGCAGACTTATGAAAAACTATAAGTTAGCAAAAGGTATAATAGATAAAACTGATTACATAGTTGAGGATGATAATGACTATAGAGACATTGTAGAAATTTTAACTAAAGAAGATGTATCAGCTTTAGAATTAAAATTTTATCCTATCATTCCAAATGTCATTAATGTATTGGTTGGTGAGTTTGCTAAAAGATCAACTAAACTTACATATAGAGCTGTAGATGACTTTTCATATAATGAAATGTTAGAGCAAAAAAGAAAAATGGTTGAAGAAGTTCTTTTATCTGATGCTCAGATGAAGATTACTCAAGCATTAGTAGCTCAAGGTATGGATCCAGAATCACCTGAATTTCAACAAGAAACATCTCCAGATAAACTTAAATCATTACCAGAGATTGAAAAGTTTTTTAAAAAAGACTATCAATCTATGACAGAACAATGGGCAGCTCATCAGCATAGAGTAGATGTTGAGAGATTTAAAATGGATGAACTTGAAGAAAGAGGTTTCCGTGATATGCTAATAACTGACCGTGAGTTCTGGCATTTCAAAATGATGGAGGATGATTATGAAATTGAACTTTGGAATCCAGCATTAACATTTTATCATAAGTCACCAGATGTAAGATATATATCACAAGGTAACTGGGTAGGTAAAACTGATATGATGACAGTATCAGATGTAATTGATAAATATGGTTATCTAATGACTCAAGAACAATTAGAGGCTTTAGAAAATGTATATCCAATTAGATCTGCAGGTTATACTATTGGAGGATTACAAAATGATGGTTCATTTTATGATGGTACTAAATCTCATGAATGGAATGTTAATATGCCATCACTAGCATACAGACAATATACATCTGCTATGTCCGGAACTGTATTAGATGGTGCAGATATAGTATCACAAATCATTGCAGAAAGTGAAGACTACTATGATCAAGGAACAGCATATTTACTAAGAGTAAGTACATGTTATTGGAAGTCACAAAAGAAAATAGGACATCTAACAAAAGTAACTGACATGGGTGAAGTAACAACAGAAATAGTTACTGAAGAATTTAAAGTTACAGATAAACCTATTTATGATACTAGATTATTTAAAAATAAAACAAAAGATAATTTAGTATATGGAGAGCATATAGATTGGATATGGATTAATGAAACATGGGGTGGTGTAAAAATTGGCCCTAACATACCTTCTTTTTGGGGTATGAATAATCCTGGAGGATTTTCTCCAATTTATTTAGGAGTTGAAAAGAATAATTTAGGTCCTATAAAATTTCAGTTTAAAGGAGATAATACATTATACGGTTGTAAATTACCGGTGGAAGGTGCTGTATTCTCAGATAGAAATACCAAGTCAACTGCGTTACTTGACTTAATGAAGCCATATCAGATTGGATTTAATATAGTTAACAATCAGATTGCAGACATCTTAGTTGATGAACTTGGTACTATCATTATGTTAGATCAAAACACTCTTCCACGACATTCACTAGGAGAAGATTGGGGTAAAGGAAATTTAGCAAAAGCTTATGTTGCTATGAAGAATTTCCAGATGCTTCCTCTAGATACATCTATCACAAATACAGAGAATGCATTAAACTTCCAGCATTTTCAAAAACTAGATCTATCTCAGACAGAAAGGTTAATGTCTAGGATTCAGTTAGCCAATCACTTTAAACAACAAGCCTTTGAAGTTATTGGATTGAATCCACAAAGAATGGGACAACAACTATCACAGTTAACTGCTACAGGTGTAGAACAAGCTACATCTGCATCATATGCTCAAACAGAAGTATTCTTTATTCAGCATTGTGATTATTTAATGCCAAGAGTACATCAGATGAGAACTGACTTAGCACAGTATTATCATTCTACAAATCCATCAGCTAGACTAACATATGTGACTTCAGCAGATGAAAAAGTTAATTTCCAAATAAATGGAACTGAATTACTATTGAGAGATCTTAATATATTCTGTAGTACAACAGCTAATCATAGAGCTATACTTGAACAACTAAAACAACTTGCTATGAGTAATAACACAGCAGGTGCAAGTATCTATGATCTTGGTCAAATTATTCAATCTGATTCAATTGCACAACTTAATACAGTTCTTAAATCATCTGAAGATAAACAGAAACAAACTAAAGAACAAGAGATGCAGTCTCAACAACAGATGCAGACTGAACAACTTCAATCTCAAGAAAAACAAAAACAAATGCAAATTCAAGCAGAGGCTGAAAAACAAGACAAACAACTACAAAATAATATTACAGTTGCTGAAATTAGAGCTGCTGGATATGGTGCTGCAGTTGATGTTAATGAGAATCAGATGTCTGATTATGCGGATGCTATGAAAGAAATTAGAGAAACTGAACAATATCAAAGTCAAACTAACCTTCAAAGAGAGAAGGATTCTAATAGAATGACTATTGATAGAGAAAAAAATAATATAGAAAGAGAGAAGATTCAAGCTCAAAGAGATATAGCTGATAAGCAATTACAGATAGCTCAGGTTAATAAAAACAAGTTTGATAAGAACTCAAATGATAAAAAGAAATAGTGAATAGCTATATAGTAGATAAAAAGAATTTAAACCCTTTAAATTTTTAAAATTTATTACTATATTAATG